CTTGAATTAAATCAATATGATAATTTTATAGATTTTGTTGATCAATACGGGCTTTCTTTTGATTATGTAGAAGCGGGAACTTTTGAAGATCAGAAAGAGGGTTATTTTCGCTGGCAGTTATCTTGGGGCGGGCCGAGCGACGAATTTAGAATTTTTTATAATCCTAGAGATGGATTATATAAAATTGAATATCATTATATGGATTGGTACGATGGAGCTTCTTTAATTATACAATCTAAAAGATTAAAAGATATTATCTGGAATTGTTTTAACTTTCATTTTTTGGAGATCTAAAACATGAAGATTTATTTAAAAATTAGAAAGTTTTTTATTTATTTAATTGAATTTTTATTTATGCCGGTTTGTTTTGCTTTTGCTATCTTTCTTTTATTAATCGCAGAACGCATTAATTAAACCCCATTAAAGCCCATTAAAGCCCCGTTAAGCGGGGCTTTTTTTATGCCTGCTCATCTCAGTTTTAAATAGTTAAATAAGCCGACCGCAGACGCTGAGACGTGATTTAAAACGTATGAAGCCCGGAACATTGTACAAGATCAACGGGGCAACGGCACCAGCTGGGGGAGCTGGAGCGAACGCCGACGATCTAAGCCCCGCTAATCAGCTGTAAAAGAACCAAGCCCCGCCGACCAGCTGGCGAGATCTGCGAGACATCAGGGCGATAAAATAAACAACGGTTAACGGGGCAACGGCGAAGATCAGCGGGGCAAATACGATTAAAAGCGGTTAAGGTACCCTAGACAATAGAGGCTAAAACGTAGCCCAAAAACAAAGATTTTTCTTAAAAAAATCAGACGCCCATGATTTTGAGCCCGAGGGCAAGGGCTAAGTTTTTCACAAACAATTATAAATAATTTGATATAGTCGTTAACTATATTATAATAACCCACAAATCGCATATAATTTTTAGCTAAGGGACCCCTACATGGATGGTAGAATACAAGACGAAAGGATCCTCAAACTCGAACTAAGACTAGCTCAGTTAGAAAAGAACGAGGAGTGCCAAAATACATTTTTAAGTTTTGTAAAAAGTATCTGGCCGAGCTTTATTCAAGGAAGACATCACGAAATAATTGCAGAAAAGTTAGAAAGAGTTGCTCGTGGGGAATTAAAAAGATTAATCATCAACATGGCACCCCGACACACTAAGTCTGAGTTTGCATCCTTTTTGTTTCCTGCGTGGATGATGGGCCGTAGCCCGAACATGAAGATCATTCAAGCGACACACACGACAGAACTTGCTGTTAATTTTGGTAGAAAGGTCAAGAACCTTATTGAAACAGATGAGTTTAAGACGGTATTCCCAGATGTGAGCTTGGCGGTAGACAGTAAAGCGTCAGGAAGATGGGATACGAACAAGGGTGGTATGTATTATGCGGTGGGTGTTGGCTCGAACTTAGCGGGTCGTGGTGGTGATTTAGTTATAATAGATGATCCTCACTCTGAACAAACGGCTATGAGTAACAATGGTTTTGAAGATGCGTGGGATTGGTACACAGGGGGCCCCCGACAGAGACTCCAGCCGGGTGGAAGTATTGTTGTGGTACAGACAAGGTGGTCAGAGAAGGATTTAACGGGTCAGTTAGTCCGCTCGATGGCTAAGGATCCCCTAGCTGATCAATGGGAGATAGTGGAATTACCTGCTATTTTTGATAATGGTGAGCCTTGTTGGCCAGAATATTGGAGTTTGGACGATTTAACGGCGGTAAAAGCGTCTATTCCGCCCAGTAAATGGAATGCTCAGTACCAGCAGCAGCCGACTGGTGAAGAAAATGCGATAATTAAGAGAGAATGGTGGAAGAGATGGGAGAAAAAGTCTGTTCCCAACCTACAATATGTTATTCAAAGTTATGATACAGCGTTTTCAAAGCGTGAAACGGCGGATTTTAGTGCTATAACGACGTGGGGCGTGTTTTATCCAGAGGAAATAGGGGGTCAACCTGCTTTAATTCTGTTAGACAGCATAAAAGACAGGTGGGATTTCCCTGAATTAAAGAATATTGCCTTAGAGCAATATAATTATTGGGACCCTGAGACAGTAATTATAGAGGCTAAGGCTACTGGTCTGCCTTTGACGCATGAATTAAGGAATATGGGTATACCGGTTGTAAACTTTACACCGAGTAAAGGTAATGATAAGGTGTCTAGATTGCATTCTGTATCTCCTTTGTTTGAGGCAGGGATGGTTTGGGTCCCTGACGAAACTTTTGCAGATGAGATGATAGAAGAGGTTGCAGCTTTTCCAAATGGAGAGTATGATGACCTTGTGGATAGCATGACACAGGCCTTAATGCGTTATCGGCAGGGTAATTTTGTACAGTTGCCGACAGATGATTGGGAAGAGGGTGATGGGTCAGCTCAGGTAAGGGCTTATTATTGAGGTGAACATGGCTGAAAGTGTAGTACGCAACACAAACAAAGACATTCCTATTTTTGACAGTAGTACGGATTATGGTGATCAGTACTTGATGGATAACCAAAATATAGATGATATGGGTCCCGATGAAATTATAAGGATGTTAGAAGAGGATCCTTATGCGTTGGACCCTTTAGACCAAGATACAACAAGTTCTCCTGAACCATATTTAGATCCCGAAGACGAAATAAGAAGAAAAATTCTAGAGTTCGGTGGTAGCGAGTCAGAAGGCGGATTGGCGGACCCTTCTGGAATATTAAGTGCACCTCAATCCGACAAAGTTTATATGAGAGAAGGCGGCTTGGCTATGCTGGGACAAATTCAAGCCTTTAATAGTGGACCCTTAGATTCCTTTCGTAGATATTTAACACAGACTATAGATAGACAACAAGTAGATCCTTTTATTGATGAAGTGACTCAGATGGCACAAGAGCGATTTAACTTATCGGATAATTTTTCAGGTCCTACAATAAATACCTTTGATCGTCTAACTCTTAGAGACCCTAGAGGACCTTTTGACTTCGCTAGACCAGGTTTTTTAAGAGATATAGCTCAAGATATAGATAGAATAGAGCCTGCTGTTCCGGAACTTTTTAGACCACCTGATTTACAACGAGCGCAACAAGCGCAACTCTTTGCCGACGGCGGCGGAGTCTCTAGTTTAATGAAAAAGACAACTGTTGAAATGCAAGAGGTTCCTGCTGACAGGAACATGTTGGTAATGAACCGGATTATGAAACAAGGTGGTGTAACCCAATCCCGCGACCCACGGCTCATGGCTCAGTTAGCACAGGTTCTTGGAAGAGATGGCTAAGGATCAACAAAGTTATAGAGATGTTTTATCTCGTTTAGAAGCTAAGGACAAAAAAGGTACTTCCCTAGAAGATGCGTATGATGCTTTATCTTTTTTACCCGGCACGGGTGAAGCTATAGCGGCATACGAGCTGCCGGAAGTTTTGTCTCAAAGCGGTAAAATGATTTCTAGTGATGATTTTGTAGAAGCAGCGGCTGGCACTGGTCTGGCGACTTTAGGTGTTGCAAGTGTTTTACCCGGCGTAGGTCCTGTAGCTAGATATGTAAAAAAAGGGATTGAGGGTTTTATACCTTATTTGGGACCCAAGACAGCCACAGCTGGGGGCCCTGATATAGATTCAAGTGTTATGAAGATGGAAGGCGATACGTCAGGTGTGTCTGCTGTTCCTGACGATTTAAATTTAGGCTCGGGCAGTTTATTTAGTCCAGAAGTCAAAAAGGGTCGTAAACTTTTGATTGTGTCATGTAGTGCAGACAAATGCCCAGATCCTGGAGATATGGAAGCTTTTGATCGTTACACAGGAGACATGTTCAAAAGTATAAAGAAACAAGGTATTCCTGAAGAGAATGTAGATTTAGCTATTATGTCCGCTAAGTATGGTCTTATAAGAAGAGACACAAAGATACCAACTTACAATGTAAAGATGAATAAAGAGATAGCAAATAATCTTTTGAATGATCCTACTCATGTAAACCGTATAAAGAACACTATTGAGGGTTATGATGAGGTTGTAGTAGAAGGATCTGATCTTTACAAAGGTGTGGTCAAAGAAGCTGCTGGCGATATACCTTTAAGAGACTTTAAAGTAGATTTTAAAAAGGCTGTAGAATCAGGCGAAGTAAAGCCTGATGGAGGATATGGATCGGGTAGACAAAAACAATCTGTAGGAAATTTTCTTAGATCTAATACACCTGTTGATGTGTATCATTTTTCTATGGAACCAGGTTTTTCTAAATTTGATTTAGATAAATTACCTTATTTAGATCTAGGTCCACATGTTGGGTCTACACCAAAAGCGGCATCTGACAGGTTTTTTACAAAAAACTATGGTATAATGCCGGATCTTAGTACAAGATATGAGGGTAAAACCACTGATGAAATATTGAAGGACATACAAGAACGAGGTATTAAACCTACCAACGAGAATTTTCTTGGAGGATCTATACCTTTAAAAGCAGATTTAAGTAAGCCTTTTTTAAACCCTGAAACAAAAAAACCTTTTACTGAGAAAGAGTTGGATATATATAAAGCTAACCAACTTGCTAGGCTTAGTAATAATAAATTTTCAAAAGATGATTTATTTTTTGAAAACCCTAATGTTTCAGACGATGACATAAGACAAGCTATGAAAAAACTTTCAAGAGAGTTGGCTGAGAAAGGGTTTACACATATACCTTATATTAATGATTTTGAATCTAAAGGTGATTTAAGTTACGTTATGTTAATAGATAGACCTAAAGATAGCAAAGCTGTTTTAAAAGGTAAGTTTGGTAAGAATGATCCAAAAGAGAGAACTAATCCTGATATAATGAAAGAGGATGGCGGCGTCGTCAGTTTGAAAGATAGAGCGGTAAACATGAACCGTGGACCACAAGGTATTGAACCTTTTATAAAATTCATGGTATAGTACCCAAAAGGAGAGTTACATGGCAAGAGAACCAATAGGCAGTATGATGGAGGGTGTTCCATCTCAGATGGACGAAGATGAATTAGCTGCTGAAGTAGAGATAGAGATGCCAGACAGTCTTGACATGGGTCCTATCCCAGAAGACGTAGAGATTATGGAAGAAGATGATGGAAGTGTTATCGTTGATTTTGAGCCACGAGATCAACGAGGCACGACTGAAGACTTCTATGCTAACTTAGCTGAAGAGATGCCTGATGGGTTACTTGGCAGAATTGCGAGTGAGTTAACAGGTGAGTTTGATGAAAACAAGAGTGGTAGACAGGAGTGGGAAGATGCTTTCGCCAATGGTTTGGAATTACTTGGGTTTAGCTACGAAGAAAGATCCCAGCCGTTCAGAGGTGCGAGTGGGGTTACTCACCCGCTTTTGGCGGAATCGGCAACGCAGTTCCAAGCCCAAGCCTTCAACGAACTGTTGCCCCCAACTGGCCCCGTGCGAACTACTGTGCTTGGATCGAGCACTCCTGCAAAAGAAGATCAAGCTCAACGAGTAAAGGAATTTATGAACTACTACATAACTTGTGTTATGGAAGAGTATACACCTGAACTGGATCAGATGTTATTTTATTTACCGTTAGCGGGTAGTACGTTTAAGAAAGTTTATTATGATGAGAACTTAGAACGAGCTGTAAGTAAGTTTGTTCCAGCTGAGAATTTGATTGTACCTTACAACACCACGGATCTGGAAACTTGTCCTAATATTACTCAAGTTTTGAAACTGAGCTTAAATGATTTAAGAAAGCGGCAAGTTGCTGGTTTTTACAGGGACATTCCCGTTATACCTGCACAGGGCGAATCGGGAGCCCTGAACGATGAGCTAGAAAGAATAGATGGAATGTATCCATCTCAGATAAATTATGACTGCACTTTATTAGAATGTCATGTTGATCTGGATCTTGAGGGTTATGAGGAGCTAGACGAGGACGGTGAGCCGACAGGCATAAAAGTTCCTTATATTGTCACTCTTTCTCAGGATAATGGCCAAATTCTGTCGATTCGCAGGAATTTCAGGGAAGACGATGCAAAGAAGTCTAAGATACAATATTTTGTACATTACAAGTTTCTTCCGGG